CCATTATTCAAAATAAAAGTGGCACTGCCCCACCAATAACTAGCATTAGGCTGACTCCCCAAAATAGTTGTAGGAAATCCACACAACACATTCCCTGTTCCACACCCAGGTTGAATGCCATTGGTTGTATTCGCCTCAAGCCATGCCATGAAGCCGGGGCGGGTATCACTTCCTGTTGAATCTCCAAAATACAGCCAAACCAAATTGCTTCCATTCGGATTGGCGGCAACATTGCTGCCATTCACTCCACTGTACAGCGTGCGGTTTAGATGCCCAAGGCCATACGAGTTCAACGCAAGACTGTCCAAAATAACCGGAGAATTGGTAATGTTAATCACTGTTCCATTGGTCATGGTCGTGCTGATCATCATGTTCGCGTCGGAGATTAACGGATCATAGGTGAACACGTCCACGCCGTAACCGCCGCCGCCCCCCGTAGAGTTGATGTAGATAACACCCCCGTTAGTTGTCAAGAAAACATTCGTCCCCGGACCGATAGCATTGTTGCTTCCGTTCAAAAATTGGTATCCATAAACCTGCGGTGGAATGTATCCAAGGTTCGTCGAGGCATTGACATTGCCAGTCAAATTGTTAGAAAATGCGTTTGTGAAACAATGCCAAGGCGATCCATAAACATCAGCCAGTGTGACTCTATAAGCGAACCCCGTCACAACATTTGACACAGTCACGGTGCCCGAGGAAAGGACCGTCGAATAGGTTCCGGGAATGAGGATATTGTTTCCGTTCGTGCCCAGCACCGCAAGCGGCGTCAGGACGAATTTCTGCATCGCTAGAGGGCGCGTGGTGAAGTCAGTCAGGTTCCAGGTCACATTGACAAGGTTCGGCTGGCAGAATGCGTCCTGAACCAACGTCGCAAGGAATATGAGTATTAAAATGTATCGTCTCATGGCAAATAACCCCATACACCTGAAGGGGAGAATCGGATTGTGTCGTTGAGAATTTTTAAATCTCCAGAGGAGCCACCGGTGAGAGTAACACCAAATGTTGAGTCTGCGGCGAATCCGCTGCCTGAATTGAACGTGGTAATCGGAACCACCGCAAGTTTGTTTGTTTCCGTGAGCGATCCAGTCACCAAAACAGACGAGGTGGCAATATAAGCAGAAGGCCCGGTTCTCGTTATTGTCACATTCAATTTTGCAAAACCAGTAGTTAACATCGTCATTGCGAGAGTGTCAATTAAATCGCCTCCGCCGCCAAGCTCGATGACTTCGACGCGCATTGTCGCGCCGCTCGCCAGTGAAACGAAAAGCTCCCTGTCAAGCCTATCCCCATTGTTTGTCATCACATTTGCCGGCAATGTGAAAGCGTCAACTTGCGTCGCGGAAGAGCCGCTGTTTTGCTCTTGATCGTAAAAATTAGTGAAGGCTCCAATGCAAGTCGCGGGCGTTCCGCCCGCATATTGGAACGCGATTGGTTTATAGGTCAGAACGGCATCGCTCCCACCGGCGATTTGAAATCCAAGATTCCCAGTGGCGCTTCGCAAAATTGTAGCCCCGGTCGATGTTCCTCCCGAAACACCAGAATAATCCGACTCGAATCTAGCACCGCTATTACCGCCATTGTCCGTGATAAATGAATGAGTCCCATCGTTCGCATATACTTGCACCTGGTTATTGTCATACATATACATGTTGCCATTTGATTGTGCCCAAAACCGCAATTGAGTGCTTCCATTTGTCAAATAAACATCATCGCCGGAATTCTGCCAGGGCTTTATCGCGCCAAGCAGCGGTGAGAACAATGTGTAAAGCGCATTGGTGGCAGCCACAGTGAAATTGGTGTTATTGGTTGAAAGTGTTGCCGCAAAGTTGGTTGCATTGGTGAGGATCAATTGCGTGTAGTTTGTTCCGTTGGCTCCAATTGTCAGAGTGAAATTGGTGAGATTAGTCCCGGCCTGAAGCATGGCATTGCTCAAAGCCGTAAGCGCAGATGCGTTGACAAAGTTTTGCCATTGCGGAAGATTCGCGTTGACCGCATTCGTCGCTTCGTTCAAATTCAGAATGTTAATGATCCCGTTCAAGTCATTCGACAATTCAACACCTCCTATTGCATTCGTGGGAAGCCTCACCGCGTAAGCATTTGTGATTGTGTTGGTTGCGTAATACCATGTCAACCAATTCGTTGACCCTGCCGGTCCATTCGTGAGGATGATAAGAGCCTGCCCGGGTATCCCTTGCATGATGATATTGGTGGGGCTTGTCATCAATATATTAACAAGCGGAGTTGTCTCGGGGTAATCAGCATAAGCAACCCAAAGATTTGTCGCCGTCCAAGTAATAGAGTTGGTTTGCTGCAACTGAGTGGCCGCGCTGGTCACTGCGTTTGTCCAAGTCCGAACATGCCCGTTGACTGAGATTGTGTCCCTGTTGGTGGACTGGACGAAATTAGTGATCGTCAAATAAGCTGTGACATATGACTGGGTCTGAGCGGCGGATTCAAAAACGAAGCATGCTGCGTTTATGCACGCGAAAAGTGCTATGAGTAGATTTTTCATTTTAGTTCGATGGCGATGCTCCAAACGATGCCGTTCCATCTCCATTGTCAACCGCTTGGAGAAATAGCTTCTTTCCTAAAGGAGAAATCAAGGAAAAACCTTGTCCGTTATTGCCTCCGTTCTGAGGAACGAACATGCCGTTAGCGGCTTGAACTGACAGCGGCGTCAATCCGGCAGGCACGACTAACGGCATGGTCGGGATTCCTGGAAGGATGTTGACGGTCTGAGCGAAGACCGTTGTTGGTTCGCCCTCGTCGAAAAATCCTATCCTCAAAACTGCGGTGGCTGATGTTCCGTTTCCAATCAGATCCATCATGGCGGCGGTGTTCATGGGGAATGAACCCAGGAAATAGGTGTCGTTAGGATCGTTCACCCATGTTGCTTGGCTGGTATAGATCGTGCCGTTGTAAGAGCCACTGTCAAGTTGCGCAAACAGAGTAAGACCAGCCGTGTTGACGGTGACGAAATTGTTCTGTGAAGGCTGCGTGGTTTGAAGCAACTGGCGAAGGTAGATTTGCAGAGTCAACCCACCGTCCCCGGCAAAGAATGGAAGCGACAACGGGTTTACGTTCGTCGAATCGCTCAGACTGAACTGGAGCGCGTTGTCCGTTATGTCAACATAGAGTATCATTTTGCCTGCCAATTTTGTAATGGAGTCAACTCACTTTAGCCAGAACAGTTCGTAGTCTTCGGCATGAAAGGCATTTGGGCTTTTGGCATTTCTATCAACCGGAGGGGAAATTCCATTTACAGAATAAAATTCAAAAGGAACTCCGCTCGCTGGCGGCCCTTGCGAGCCTATGCCAAACCAGAATATGAGCGCCCACGGGAGCGTGTTTATTCCAATATTTGAAGCGTTCGCCCCTGCGAAATTTCCGCCACTCGCAAAAGCTAAAAATTCACCAGGGGGATACCAATAAGGATAGTAAGTCCTCCATGTGATCAGATAACGGTAATTATTGCTGCAATAATAATCCGTATTTGCACAGCTTGCGCAAAAGGCTTGAAACTCTCCCATTGATTGGAAAGGAACATTAAAAAAATCATAAAGTAACGCCGGATTTATGGTCCCGTCGTTATTTATGGTGTTGAGAGTGACGCATCCGGATATTTTGCCAAGTTGCGAAATGTTAGCCCCACCGTTCACCGGATAGCCCGTGATCGGGTTATGCGGGACTTGGCCAGGAGGGGTTGGGATTGGAAAGCCGCTTGACATTCCGGTTAAATTTCCAGGGCCTGTCGCCGGGTCTGTCTGTGTTGCGAAAGTGTTGCCGCCCGCGCTTACAATAATTCCGCCGATTTTCTTAGGTGCCGGAGGAGTGTCCCTGTAATACAAATCCGGCAATCCAGCCACGTATCCAGCGTCCCTTGCGCCCCGGAATGAGAAGCCCTTGCCGCGCTGGATTGTCCACTCCTGCTGGCCAAAAACTCCGCCCTGCTTTAGTGCACGTCGCGTCACTGAATATCCGCAGCGCACGGGGACTCCACCGGCATACGGCTGGCTCCCTGTTAGGTGTGGAGCTACATAGTCTGCAAATGCTTCTATTTCATCTAATGTTGCAAAATCCGACTCAACCTGTCCGCCTTCAAGAATTATATTATACACCTCCCCAAACTCCTGGCTCATAAGTTGAGCCTCCGTGAAAGCCGCGCCTTGAGTTTGATTTGCTTCTGCCGGGCCGAAACTAGAAAAAGCAGCGTCCAGTGAAGAGGCTGCCAGCAAGAACGGCGTGCTTAAAATTGTGTCAAGTGCATAGGTGTCCGTTTCAATCAATTGCGAACACGCCGATTCAAGCAAACTTTCCGGGCCAGTCTGATTGTATGTCCCTGCGGTGAATGTGTTGTTTCCGTCTGTGATAGTGACGGTTTGCGGCACGGGCGTTGAGCGCGGGTCGATTCCCATAACCGCCGCGAATCCGACAACATGCGGGCCGTCCGAAAGGCCAGAAACCGTCGCACCAGAATCTTGCAAAGCGCCCCCATCGACTGACCATTGCCCTTGAATCGCCCCGTAAAGTTGCCACTCATACCAAACTGTTAGATCGGATATGCCCGGCATGATTATTTTCACTGTGAGACTTCCTGGCATTTAATTCCCGTTAAGTTGAGGATTGTAAACCCATTTTCTATCTGGAGAAACTTCCAAGTAATAAATAGGATTGCCACTGCCATCTAACACGCCCGTCGCGTTGGCTGTTCGTCCGACTGTCACATAATATTGCTCAACGCTTGAACCATCAGGCATATCGCCAATCGCGGTGAAGGGAATTGGCTCGCCTCCAATCGCGGGACAATAACGATTGTGGATGCTGTCGAATTCGCTTGCCCCCGTCGTTGTGTTAAAAGCCAATCTTTGCGTGTCCCAATAATATTGAGAATAAATAATTGTTTGGCCATCTATTTGCTCCGTTTCCGGGCCGCGTGCGGTGATTGATTTAGCAACGATGATTTGACTTCCAGAGACCTCCATAATATCGGCATCAAAAGGCGTTGCTCCAAAGTAATCAAACGCCACGCCATTTGCATTTCCAAATAGTTGAGTAACTACACAAAGCTGCAATGAAGTCCCTCCCCCGCCCGCTGGAGAAGCGTCCCAAAAATAACCCGCGCTTGTCTGGCGCACCTTGACCGTGGCAGTGTTGTTGAACGCCGCCTCCCGGCCCCATAGACGATCCCATACAGCCCCCATGAATTTAAACATAGAGTCACTCCCTGTCGGCCTCCTTGGAATGAATCCTTTCATGCGAAAATTCCGTTGAATGGATTGTAATAACCGTTCGGAGCAATCGACCACAATGCGAGCTTGTAATCCGTTTTTATGTCAACACGATTGTTGGCGGCATTGTTTTCCGTGCTACTGCTTTTCAACCAACCCCAAAGGTAGTTTGCTTGCGGAGCCGGGACTGGAATAACGGCCAGCTTGTAAATCAAACGGGGCGGCAAAGGCAATAACCAAAGCGCGGAGTCGCTTGCTTCTGTCAATAACTGCGCCGGGGAATAAATTGTGTCAACCCCGAAGTCAGCCACGTTTGTCTGGTATTGATTGCTGACATTCGTTGAGTGGCGAAGCACGTAGTTATTGCTTTCAAACTCCGCAGAACCGGCTTGTTGCAGTTGGTAGAATTGTTGAACGGTGGCGGTCGCCGGATCGCTGAAATGCAGCGTCTTAGAAAAGTAACCTCCAACCTCGCTCGGCTTCCCATCGTTCTCCAATTGTTGACGCAAGTAAGCATAGTAATCGTTTGGCTGATCGCCCAGAACGGAAGCAAGATTTGGATTGCTAAGACCGTCCATTGAAATCGCGTTCCCTGCTATCTCCCATGTGTCAAGAACAAACTCAAAAGTGGGGTCTTCAACGTGCATGGTTGCCACGTCATCCATGTAGGTAATTTCGGGACTGCATCCGCTGGCGACATATTTATTGAATAAAACAAGCATCGCTTTTTGGCTGGCCCCGTCAAATTCATATTCTCCGATATACCCGGTGGTGGGATTAAACTTGACAGACTGCTTAATGCAATTCGGATAGGGGAACCCTTTCAGTATTGTTGACGGCCCGAAGCCTGGTATTACATCGCCCATGGTTAAAAAGTTCCTTTCTTTCCTCCCGATCCACCACCCTTTGCAACGGCCTTGGCGATGGCTGCCAGGTGTTTTTCCGAGCGTTTGGCGATGTCCACCATTGTTACTTGAGAGGGTGGAGTGTAGGCCCCGATAGCTTGCAACGCATTGACATGGCCGCGCAGAAGTTGTTTCCGGCCTTCCTCTGCTATGGACGATTTGTATTTCTCGGCCAACCCTAAATCAGCGTCTTTCGTTTTGGCCAGCTTCTCCAGCCGGTCAACATCCGATTGAGATTGGCCAGCTATCTCCTTGCGATCCTTGGCTTCTTTTTCTTTTCGTCTTTGCAGCGTTTCGTGTAAAGAAACATTTTTGAGCGCATCATTGTATTCTTGTTGCGCAACCGCAAATTTGGAAAGCCGGTTGACCTCTTCTTGCGCCAGAGTTCCGGTGACCGCATGTGCGATTACAGAGCCGGTGCCAGGCGCTTTGCCGGCTTCTTTCATTCTATCTTCCAAAACTTTAAGATTGTCGCGCTCCGCTTTATTGTGCGCTTCTTCGTCCAGGTTATTGGCCTCTTTTTCCTTTCTATTTGACACTTCCAGATTGTGAGCCGCAACCTCCTTGGCCTTGTTCAATTGATCCGTGATGAAAGAAAGCTCTCTCTTTTGTTGCTCTATTTCTGCTTTTGCTTTGTTCTGCGGGGTCTGCCCGCGTTCATCAGCCAATTTTTGTTGTAGAGTGAATTCCTCGCGCATCAGTCGCAAAGATTCTTCGGTTGACTCGGAAAGAGTATCGTGATGGTTGCTAAGTTTTTGCAACCAATCGGAATAATCCTCGGCTCTCTTAGCCGCCGCATCCATCGCTTCCGCCGTTCGATTGAGCAGCGTCGGCAAAGTTCCGATGGCTTTGTTTTCTTTCTCTGCCTCGTCAGCCATTTTCTTCAAGCCGAGAGCGAGATAAGCCGCCGCCGCGCCGACCGCGAGCAAGGCTCCCGCGAGTGGAGTTGCGATAGCTGCCAAAAAAGGCAACTGGTCATTAAGCCTTTGCACGAAAAGAGAAGCCGACCCGGGAACCCTCGTCCAGTTGCCACGGGACATTTCACGGACCAAAACTAACCCTTCCCGGATAACTCCGTTCCAATGCCTTTGGCCGCCCGCCGCGCTGTCAAGAGTTTGGGTAATGATCTTCCCTTGCGCGTTCGCCGCCGCGAGAGTTTGAGAAAATGCGGCGATGGCTTGAGCATTGTTCGCGCCTACGGTGAACATCAATCCAGGCATCAGTTCTTCCTCCTCCTGGCGATGGCCGATTTCAAAAGCATTTGAAGGCGTTCCTTTTCCTTGTCAGGAAGATTTTTTATTTGCTCTTGAATCGAACGCTCTTTTTCGTTCTCAATCCTGCATAGTCCGGTCGCCTCGGCATGGGCGAAGTAAACCCACTGCGCGTAGCCAAGAGGCACATTGAACGCTCCTACCCCCATCAGCGCGACAAGGCGGGCCATCATGGGGGCCCCTAGCATCCTTCCATCCTCTTCTGGTTCAAGAATCTTTGGGTAAGTGGTGCCATCCGCACGGTAGGTTCTCCAATCGGCGATAGCAACGGCAATGTCGCCTTTCGGAATGCATAGCAACCACAATGAGATTTGAAAACGCATCCATATTCCCAAAGTTCCTTGCAGATGCTTTTGGTTATCTTCCCAACTCATTGCGCAGATTGTGACGGCGCGGAAGATGGCGTAGATTTGTTGAGGAAGTTCTAACTTATCGAAGTCATCCCACGAACCAAGGAGTGGATTTTTTTCTGCCGTCAATAGGATTTCGTGGCCGATGGAATATGGCCGCAATTTCATGCGCATGATGACAACCGGAGCGGGCCGCGCCGCGACGGCGAAAGCCTCGTTGGTGTTCATGTTACGCGCCGGGTGTCAACTGCATCAAGGCTTGCTGCACCTGAGAAGTGTATTTCAGCAGGTTGAGATTCAACTCGCCCTCTTCAAGCTGCTTCAGGTCAATGTCGCTTCCGTCCTGGACCTGCCAATAATCATTGATCCATGCGCAATCCGCCGCGTCGGTCCCTCCGAATCCTGATAGTTGCAAAATGGCAAGAGGCAGAGGAAAATACGCCCCCGTTATAGCGTGAGCTGTCGTGCCTGCACTCGGAGTGGTTGTGTAACCTGTGCTGTCAACCAACATCATTCCGATCTTGAGTTCGTATGATTCATCCCTCGCGCCCCATCCGATAGTAAAACCATTCGGAGATTTGAATTTTTGAAGCTCGAACTTATGGGTGAATTTCAAACTTTTCTGCATCGGATAAATTGCCACGGAGGCAATTGCGATTTGCCCTCCCACCCCGGTGAATTGGGCAAGGCCCGTTAAAGTTGCGACTGGGATCGTGGGCATAAATTAAATCCCCCCCTTTTTTTCATAGAGGTATCGGCTTGCCTTGTGGCCTAGAACGGCCTCCAAATTGATTCCTTGGGCCATAGCGGCGTCGATAGCCGCCAGCTTGCCTTCCATGCCCTTGGCCTCGTAGAACGCCACCACGGCCTTTTGCTGGGGCGTCTTTGGGGCTTCCTGAGCCTTTGCGCTGGCTTCCTGTTGTGGACCGGGAATAACCACCAAATTAGGATTCGACCCGGCTGGAATGAAAGTTTCTTCGGCCATATTATTGCTGGATGATTCCAACATTGACTGAGTTGGTGGTGGTTATTGAAAACCGCTGCCAGATGGGAGCGGTGAGCTGGCCTGGCGCCCAGGTATATGTTCCGGCATTAGTCACAGTCGGAACGAAAGTCGCATTGGTAAAAAAGTTCGTTCCGTCCATAGACCACGCAAGGTAAATCGTCATCGCAGTGGTGGCTGTCAATCCACCATCGGTAATGAGAAACGTCCCCGGATTGTAAGTGGCTGTGCTAACGCTATTCGATCCAGAAATGTAGGTCGTGTTATTGACTGTCTGCATTGATCCTACCCAAACAATTGCGGCATAGGTTGCCATCGCAACGAGCAGAACAACCAAGAGGCAAATCAGATTAGCGTATTTCTTCATTTCAATTTTCGCTTGGAGTCAACTCAGAAAAGCGGAGCTATCGAAAGATGCAAGACAGTGCGTCCGGCTACTTTGGAGTTTGGATCGAAGTGCCAATGCGCGTCAACGACAACCGCTTGTGCCGAGTGGGCCGCAATCTCCGCTTTCAATGCAGCCTTCCAGTGATCTTGAATAGCAACCGCCTGGCTCCCCTTGCCTTTGGCCTCTGGCACTTTGGCCGCGTCAATAGCGGCCCCCACATCGGCCCTCGAGCCTCTCGCGGAAAACGACCATGTCTTGAGAGGGGGCGTTGTGCTTTCGTGCGTGCTCAGCACTTTAGGGCGCCTGGAAGACACGCTTGGCGTCGTTGGATTCTCAGTAAGAGCCTTTGCCGCTTCCTGGGATGCAGCCTCTTGCTGCGCAGTAATTAACGGAGTGTCCATAATAGAATGTGGGGTTAGGTGAGGTTGATCGTGACTGGCTGAACTTGACACCGGAAATTTCGGACTTCCACGAATGAAGCCCCTCCCTCATTTGGCTCTCCCCTTGTATCCCCGGTATAAATCATGTGCTGCAAAGTGAAGTTCGCCATGTCATAGTTATTGGCCTGGTCCTGCGCCAATCCCGTTGTTGCAAGCGCATTCCCGGCCGCAGTTATCAACTGGCAGACCGTGTCAAGATATTGGCGTTCCCCGGCGTAGACTTGCTTCAGGGCATAGTCCCATGCCCCGATAACCGCATCCATGATGACTCTTGGAAGCTCAAGGTTCTTTGGGAACGGATTTGAAGCGATGGTCATTTCCGCTTTAATCATCACGTCAAACATATTGCTTTGCGGGGTTGCCTGAGAACGCATGGAATGGATCGTTACATTCGGATAACTCTTTTTGAAAACATTGTTGGCGGTGGAAATCTGACAGGCGAATGGGCTGCCCTGCATCCCGGCAATGGGAATGGAGTTCAAACCGAGACTCAGGCCATACGCTCTTATGCTACGGTCGAGCTGAGAGCCGACATTGGGAAGGATTGTCATTTCAGCATCGCGTTCATTTCGTTGAATAACTCGTCGTTTCGCTTTTGCATATAGGCTAGAGTGTTGATTTCCTCTTCCTTAATTGCTTGCTCCATAGCATCAATGGCGCCCTTGGTTTGGATAGCTTTTTGCACGCTCACGGCATTGACACCTTGCTGGCCGGTTGCGTTCTCAGCAGTGGAGGATACTAATCCGGTCCCGGCCTTGGCTGGCGATGTAACACCGGCCCGGTCGGTAAAATCATAATCATACTTCGCGTCATCCATCGACGATCCGCGCCGCTTGACCGCGAAAGGAGACAGTCGTTTCATTGCATCAATCCAACCCGATTGAACGAAATGAGTGGAACTTCGACGGCCTCTCAGGAGCTTTAACGCCAATCTCTTCATTGCAGCCGCGCCAGCAGCCCTGGAAACGCCCTTGAACGGGTTTTTGAAGTTGCTCCACCTTCCGACACCTTCCGTCGATACTGAGCCTTTGGCGGCCCTTGTGGCGATGATTAGAGCCACAAGGGGAACATCCTTCGCCCTGGACGATCCATGGGTAAAGCTATGCCGCATTACTTGCTTGCCTTTGCGAGTGACAAGGTTTCCCTGTCTGTCAACTCGCGGAGAGGAAACTTTACCCAAATCCGAATCAATCTGCGCAACCGTTTCAAATGGTGTCAACTGTTTTGCTCGCGCGGAGATGTAATAAGCCGCTGTGTTGACCACCTCAGCATCGGTGCGGCCTTGAAAAGCAATTCTCATGCGCAAGGCTTTGTTCAAGCCTGACATATCGAATGAGGATGCGCCCATATTAAGCCCCTTCATCCGCCGAGTTAAGCCCTAGTGTCAACTGCAATCCTCCGGTAAGAATTGTCACGTCGATACATTTATAGGAGTCCCCAAGGTATTGCATGAAAGTTTCCAGCATGGCGTCCTTGACCTGTTGCGGCGTGGTTAAAGCTTCTGTCAAGAACGGTTTCACCAGCACGCCTTGAATCTCCAAATCGTATATCCTGGATTGTCCGCCAACGGTGAGATCATGCTTCATGGCCGCGCTTCCTGGAACTACTGGATAGTTTACATCCCCCCAGACAAGAACCGGGCAATCCTTTCCCAGAATAGCCTGTATCTGACTCAGTCCCGCCGCATGTTGCGCGAATAAATTCACAAATCTTTCCGGCAAATAAACATCCCGGTTGCAGTAATCAGCCGCAACCGGGTGCTATGAATACAAACACCAAGCTACCCCGCAAACAGGCGGGGAAGATGTTACGATGCCTTCTTGACGGCTTCAGGCGAAAATTTCTTGAGCCAAGCGTCCTTGTCGAACTTCGACCAGGCGAGCAGGATTTCCCTCTTTTTTTGCAAAGCGCCAATCTGATCGCCGAGGGCCTTGATTTCCTCCTGCTCACACTCCTTATCGAGCAATCGTCTCTGGCCGGCAAGGGCCTTGATTTTCTTGGCGATGGCCTTGCAGGATTCACCCAGGCACTTCTGGCAATCCTCCTGTTGACGGACGGGATCGAGCAACCTTCCCCCGGCGTTGAGGTGGCCAATGAGCTTTACCTCATCCGAGTTCTTGCGCTTGACAAGCTGTTCCTCGGATAGCTCTTTCCCGGTGGCCTCATCCTGGCCAATGGAAATGATTTCCCCGGCGTCGAATTGATTCTCATTGCTCGGCGCGTCTTCGTCAGACATGCGAACAATAAGCCGGGAATGGTTTGGAAGGTTAGCCTGAAAGTGCGATGTAACTAAGAACAGCATAATTTTATTTTGTTGACTGTACTACGGAAGATAGGGATTGACAGGGTAAGCCCGCAACGTCGCCCCGAAAAGGTTTGTGCCGGCATTGGTCACATAGACGCGGATGTAACCCGGCGTGGCTCGCATGTCCCAGGCAATCGTTGTTACGTTGCTCTGCTCATAACTGGCATTGCCATTTGTTATAGCCCCGGTCCCGGAACTGCATCCATTGGTGAACAATTGGAGCCCTGATGGCAAAATATATGGAGTTCCAAAACCTGACGTCGCAATATTGGGAGTTGTCACAGTTCCTTGCAGCAATCCGAAATTGGTAGCGTAAAGATTGGTGGCCGAAAGGTTAGTCCCGTTGGCATACATGAAGTTGCTATAGACCTGAGAGAACGGATTGCCGTATGCAAAGTTGGTGAGGAAAGTCCAATTGGTATTGTCAGCGGAACTTTGCACATAGAAACCCTCAATGTTGGTGCCCCAGTTGGTGCACATGGCCACGTCAAGCACACAGATACCTTCAAGGTTGCGAGTCCAGACAGGCAGGTTCGTCACGTTGGCCTGGCCGGCCGTGGCGATGTTTGCATAAGGAGCGACGACGTATTCACGCACCGGGCCGAACAGGTCCAGCCCGCGCCCGCCGCCCTGCGCAAAGGCCGAATGGCAAAAAGCCGTCATCAGAACCGAGATTGCCAAAATGTTTTTCAAGAGTTTCATGTTATTTATTGTCAATTGTGTTTATTGTTTACAACCCGGAATGTTAGATGTTGGCCGGGTCGGTGCTCGCGCAGACCGAGGCCGGATGGCGCAACGCCGAATCCATGAACAAGTGCATCAGGATGCGATAAGTAGCCGAACTGGCCTGCGTGTAGGGGTCAACAAGAACGTCCAATCCGCCGAAAAACGCGATGATCAATTCTTCCCAATTCGCGAAGATCATGATGTTATTCAGGATTTGATTGCTGGCCATTGCGGGATAGCCGTTGATCATCCCCTCGCCTTCCGCGTCTTGCCCGTCCCACAGGGCGATTTGCACAACGGTGGTGGCCCCGGTGAGAGTCTTCGCCGTCTGCTTGAGTATTCCCCGGCTGGAAGCCGAGGTGACATAGGCCATCTTGCCGATGTCCGCATTGAGAATCGCCAGCGCGGTTTCCATGTTGACCAACGAAGCGAAAGTAGGAGCGCCCCCGAAAGTAATGGAACCAATACCAGGCTGATTGACCATGCCGACAGGCTCATCAGCCCCGCCGCCGCCAAACATAGCGAGATAGTCTGTTTTGATGGCGAGAACCTTGCTGGCATCGCTCATCATAAAACCTTGGATGTCCACCCCGGCCACTGCTTGTTTCAAAAGCTGCAAGCTGAAACGGCCTTCATAGGACAGGCGATGTGGTGTCAAAGGAATCTGATCAATCTGTTGATTTGCCACCTGTGTTACTCCCAGCTCGGGCAGAGAGTAGAATGTCGCCGGGGCCGTCTGGCGAGGCAGTAGCATGTTCGCCGTGAGTCCGGCCATTGTCATCGCCCCGCGCTTGTAGCACACGAGCCGGTTGCGAAGAAGTTCGATGACCTTGCTGTCCAACACGGTGGGCACCAGCGCGCCGCCTTGCCCGAAATTGCCAACGGACATATCGCGCCCTTGGGCGCGCCCGTAACCAACGATTGTTCCCTTTTTCTCGCCGGTGCCAAGGATGGGCACTGAGTTTTCGTAAGAACGAAACCGCACATCGAAAGGAACCATGAAGCCTTTCGGGGTAATGTCGCCCTCGAAAGTCTTGGTGATACCATCGTGCCATTCGCGCTCGATCCCGTCCTTTGGTTGACGAGAATCATGCTTGATGCAAGACAGGATGGCCCGAACCAAATCGTAGGACTTAATATCGTCTTCGCTGTAACCCTCGCTGGCCATCGTCCGAATTTCGGCCGGCTTCTTGACACCCAGGGCGGTCTGGTAGAGTTTCGCCCGTTCGGTTTCCAGACACACTTCGCCGTCGCGAGTGTCAAGTTCCGCGAGGTATTCGCGGATAGCTTTTTCCGTGTGCGGGTTTTCATCGATGGTGGTTTTTCCGATGGCGCGAAGCTCCTTCATCGTCGCCCTGTGACGCTTCAACGGGTCCGCGACTGGCGCACCGCCGCCGCCTTCACCAGCACCTGCATCGAGTAAAATTCTCATACGTTTCTTTTCTTCTTCGGACATTCGCGGAATGATAAGTTCCACATTTACTTTTTTTGGGGAGTCAACTTGAGAGTGGGCGCGCTCCAATTCCGCGCCGCATGCCGGGCAGGTTTCCGTGTCCTGTTCTGTCAATAATGCGGAACATTCCGGGCAGATGTTATCCAGGTCGGATCGATCCCGGCCAATCCCTACTTTGACATCGGCGGGAACAGGAACGATGGCTATGTGGGTGGGCCTCCACCGATAGCGCGTTGTCACCATGCCATCAGCAGCTTTATTTGACTCTACGACGCCGGTGCGGTCGTAACCTACGGAGATGTTTTTGCGGATGCCGTCTTGAACGTCCTGAAAGATTTCCTTGGCAAGCGCAGAATTTCCGAAGCGAACCACCGCTCGACCCTTTCCGTCCTGCACATTGGCGGATTCAATGACACCAATTTGCGAAGCCGGATCATGTTCGTCGTGGCCGAGTAAGAGGGGATGGTTCCCTGAGTTGATTCGTGAAAAATCATACTCGCCGTCTTTGTGGGAAAGAACTTCGTTCCCATCCCATCTTTCAACGGGAGTTTCGCTGCTGAATGACAGTTCCGCCGTGCGCTTCGCGGCGTCTATCTTTGCGCGGTCTATTGTCACTTTCAACCGCAGGTGTTTGATTTGCTTCGCCATTATGCTTTTCAGACGGAGTCAATTCGCGATTGACAGGATTCCTTTCATCCTCTGGATTTCTTCTTTGTCCGGGTAGCATAAAAGCAAGGATTCAAAAACGAACTACGCTGCGTTTTTTCGAGAGTAGGTCTTGAAAGTAAACCCATCTCCGCCGCATTCTCTGCAAATGGTTTCTTCGTCTTCCCTGACGGTCAAACATTCGATGCACACGCATTTTGTGATCGTCTGCTTGCCTCCGGTTTTTGCGGGCAATCCTTCGCCTTGAGGTTCCGGCGCAACATCACCCACCCCGCCTTTTTGCACGGTGGGAGTGGCAGGATCGACAGTCAAATCAACGCCATGTTTCTTCGCGGATTTGGTGTCTGCTTCGATGCGAGCCATTAACTCTTCCCAGTCTCCACCGTATTCTGAGTCTGCCCGTATTTCGGAAGGCGCGACAAGTTTGGCTTCAATACCAAGTATCTGAGCTTGCCGGTCTTGCAGGGGATTGACGTTCTCCCACCGACGGCCAAAGAACTTAGCCGCCTTGCGCAATTCTTCCAATCTTGTTATGGAGATACCTTTTAACCTCCCTGATGCTATGGCATAAGGAAGCCATGTCCTGAAATGGCAATGACACAGATTCCCGATGATATGGGACTGATCCAGCTTGCAGACGTTGTGCCAGTTGCCATCCACTGCCCGAATGGTAGAGAAGTTAATCCCGGTTGTGTCGCCGGATAATTTGTAGTAGGGAACATCGCTGCCTGCCGATACAGCCCTGAGTTCATGCCGCATCATCCCCTCGGCTGCTTCAATCGGGAATTTCGGATCGACCTGGTGAATCTTCCAGCCATAGGGTAGCAATCTCCCGTATCCAGGCTCCGCAATTTCTTGAAGCTTTCCGTCCAGGCCGTCGGCGCCCTGCCAGCCTTCCGTGTTATTCTGCACTTGCTCCATTGCCTTTGACACAAAGGTGGGAACGAACTGCAAGTCGGTAGGAATTTCTTGTGTAAAGAAGAAAGGCTTGCAAGCACTCCAAATCGCCGCCGTGGTATGGCAAATGGAAAATTGATCCAACCGATGCAGCCGATTGGAAACCGAAGCCATGCGAGGCATTCCAACCCATTCCCCCGGCCTGAGTCTCAAATCCCAAAGTTCGATAATGTCCTCGGCGGGAACGCGGTAGCGGTATTTGTCCGCCATGATTTGAACGTCAATAGCACCAGGGTGACGACTGAGAATCCAGTAAGCGACGGGAGCATTCCAGCTATCCAATTCGCGGGACATATACACCGCGTTCTCGCTTCCTGATTGCGGGCGATTCCAGTAGTGATCCAGCCGGGCGCGGTCGATTGGTTCAATCGCGTAACCGAAAGGATTTTTCGGGTAGAGTCTGTGATGCCGGAATAACAATCCGCCATCCCGAACCATTGAAGCTATCGCCTGCCAATACATTTCATCCCGCGTTATATCGCGGGTGGAACAGCAATTTTCTTTTTCCCCGGCCTCTTGCCATGCCTCTTCCACCATTTCATTTTCACTCTCATTGTCGAGGTTCATTTCTAGGCGGAAAGGATTGTGGCCCCCTACGTCAACCACATAGTTTTTGATGGCGCTGTGGTAGTATGGATCGTCCCTGTCAAGTCGTTGCGATCTTGACATGACGCCGAGGATTGACATGCGGTTCTCCGCGTTGGCGTCGGTGACTGAGATTGGAAAATCGGCGGTCATCCCCGTTGAAACCGCAGCCTCATACATGCGCATTTGACCAGAATTATGCGTGTTGAACATTTCCTTCATTCGGTCATTGATTGATTCAATGACGCGAAGCTCATTGCCTCGCGGGGCGCGGATGGCGTCTCCGATTGTGCGTTTGGAAAATGGCGATGGCGCGGGCATCTTGGTTAATTGGCCGATGCGTGCGCTCTGCGCCTGGATTGACCGCGCAGCGAAATTAGTTCCGGCTGTAATCATTTATCCACCGCTCCATTTGTCCGCATTTCATTGGCAAGATGATTTAGGACATGAAGGATTTCATTAGCATTAAGCCCGTCTCTCAAAGCCTGATTTATTCGCTTTATAAGCTCTTGCTCGAATGAATTGCGAATCTCCGAAGTTGGGTCTTTTGTTCTTTCCATATTATCCCCACAATCCGCGAAAAGTTAAAGTGCCAGTAACCGCGCCGGGCGGCGTGATGCTCGCCAGTCCGCCGATATGTTGCCCAGTGTCCTGGCCGTTATGGGCGCGTTCCATTTGCCTTTCATTGCGGCGTTTGCAAGCCCAATATCCATGCCAGTAAACGAGCTGTTCCGGTGTCAAGAATTTAAACATGGTCTCGCCGATGCGCGATTCGAGAATAGTCTGGCTTGCCGTGCCTTCCATGACGGCCTCTATTTTTGCGAGCATCCGTTGAGCAAGGGTTGTGACCGGCACGTCTCCAGGGGTGCCTTGCAAATTCAAAGCTATCTTCAGTTCGCCATAGTAGATTCTTTCGCGCGTCGGCGGGGCTGCGTTTGGATTGACCGCGTAACCGGCCATGTAAGCGTCACAAGGAAGCCACAACGCGCTGACGCCAGCCGCCACAATGATTCGATGCCCGATGTTATCCTGGGCTGGCGTGGATTGAAACGAGATCGGCTGATCCGCCCCGCGAATTTCATAATCCAAGTAACAGCCGGTCCCGCTGGGATATTCCGGTATCCAGCGACACCATTCGATTGTATCCCCGGCTGCAACTGCTATTGGCTCTCTGCGTTCAAGCATTCACCATTTAGGGTGAGTCAAATTGACTTAAACTATGGCCATTCTTTTGGGAATGCCCTCTTTGCCACTCTGTAAGCTATTAAATCTTGAAGGCGATGGAGTGAAAATTTGAATTCTTGAACCTCATCCGGGTGGAACTTTTTCAATTTCAGATATTCACTCCATGCAGAAACTAACAATCGCATGATTTTTCTTTCGCGCCTGCTCATAATACGGTTTCATAGTGACTTAGAGTAACTTTCCCTGCTTTGATCTTTCGCAATGCGGAGAAAACCAGACTCTCTCTTTTTTACCGTTGTATGTCTTTTCTTTTGCTCGCGCTCCGTGTCCTACCCCGGCGTCCCATGAATAACACTCCCATTCGGACGGCATAACGTGCTCGCCTTCGTATCCGCAAAGAGCTATCCGCATCAATGGGTTTTTGCCTTGCTCAATGGCCCATTCCCGCACTTCATGCGCCACTTTCAAATCGTCCACCCTGTATAATGAATCACATCGATTGGCAGTATCGGCATAGGGAGGGTCAAGAAACACTCCCGTCATTCCGTGAAAGATTGTCACGGATGGGCCGCAAACCCTTTTCCAATCTCCGCAGCAAACGCGGACTTTTTTTAACCGATCCGCAAGCTCTCTAAAGTAGTCAACCAAATCTTGTCGGGCGCAAACTTCTCTGGACCTTCCAAGGTGGACTAGCTGCCGATTCACTCCATTGCCTCCGCTAAGGTGGACTAGCTGCCGTTTCACTCCATTGCCTCCGCTAAGGTGGACTAGCTGCCGATTCACTCCATTGCCTCCGCTAAGGTGGACTAGCTGCCGAATTCCGTCTTTCTCCACTACTCTCCACGGTCCTGAGCCATTACAGAATCCACTTCCTATCCAACACGCCATCCCCCATACCCACCATCCCGCGACCTTAACATCGAAGAAATCAGGGTCGCCCTCAAGTTTTGATTGCAGAGAATCTTTCCTGCCAACTAACCATGCGTGTCTCGCGTGCAAATCATTTTCGTTGACTGGCCAGTCAGCATGAAACGCCACTGCATCAGGATCGGTTTTTAATGCACGCCAGAAATTGCTCACAAGGCCGTCTTTGTCATTGATGGTTTCGGTTGACAATTCCCCTGGCCTGTTGAGTAGCACGGCCCCGCTTCCAAAGAACGGCTCCACGTAGTTAGCAATTTTCCCGAATCGACTCCACACTATTTCCGCGACTTTCCTCTTGCCGCCAAAGTAAGGAAATGGGGATTTTAGGAATTCATTCATTGGCGGGGTAACACCTTGTCAATCATGATTTCCTTTCAGGCCTGCTCATTTTTTCTTGGTTAGAGATTCAAGCTGTTTTTGTTTGGCAAGGGAAAGTATTTCTTCCAATTGCGCAGGCGTGAAGGTGCAAGGGCATTTGAATTCCACCAATCCATCGTCCAGAATTAGATAGCGAACCTTATTCTTCGATTGGCCGCTTGCAGCGGTCGGCTTTGCAAAAAGAGCCGATGCCCAAGCGCGGTCGCCGACATAACTATCAACGCCATGACCGCTTGCAGCGGTCGGCTTTGCAGGGGTCCTTGCCTGCTGTTCTCTCAACGGGCGCAAACCTGATTCCTTAATGGCTGTCTTGGCCTCCTGGCGTGAAAGCTCTGCGATTGGCTTGTATGCCACTTTCCCGTCTTTATCCATAACAGGAACTTCTCCGAGGTCATAGATTTCCTTTTGAAATTTGGCCGGCAAGGTGGCAATCAGTTTACTGGCCGGGCAGTTATATGTAAGGCACCTAATGTCGAGCCTGCCTTCTCCGATGGCAAGGAAGGCGTCATACATTTCCTGGCTGATGCTTGGAATGTGTTTGCACAAGAGCTTGCCGTAATTCTTGAATTTGGCCGCGTGCTCCGCAACCGAATGGGCGAACAGCTGCATGTTCCTTACGATGCCTTCGTTAAAGATTTTAGCGTCTTGCGCGATGGCGAGTTGAACTGTTTCATTGATAACTTCGACTTTTTTACTCATAGCTTTATTTGTTTATGTTAATGTTTGACCGATTGATTCTATTACCGAAAGCATGGCGATGTATTTTTGAAGGGATCGGGTAGGGCCTCTGATCTTAAGATTGTGTTTTCTCGCCGCTTCCCTCACTCGATCTGGACGCCTAAGGCGATATTTTCTCCTTGCTTCCCTCACTCGATCTGGATGCCTAAGGCGATATTTTCTCATTGTTTCCCTATTGTAATCTGGATGCCTAAGGCGAAATTTTCTATTTGATTCCCTCGCTGATTCCCTAACTCGATCTGGATGCCTAAGGCGATATCTTCTCTTTGCTTCCCTCGCTGATTCCCTAACTCGATCTGGATGCCTAAGGCGATATCTTTGTTCCCTTGTAAGGCCGTCATTTATTTTTTCTCTCATAGCCCAAACGGGTTATATTTCCCTCCACTACGAGGCCCGCCAATGCTCTTAAACGGGCTTCTAGGACGCTCTGGCCTGGCTTCTGGTATCTTCACGGCCTTTGGCTCGTGCAGCGTCTCAGGCTGTCTCAATTCATATTCTCTCACAGTCTGAGAAGCGGCCGGGGCCGGTTGCGTTTCCATCTTCACCGGCGCTGGCATTTTAAGCAAAACCTCTTTCCATTTTCGGGCGATCCATTCCACCACTCCACTCCTGCGATTCCACTCCAGGCCCCCATTGGCATAGACAAGCATGTCGAACGGTTCGTTTCTCTCAGAGGGAGTTAGCTTGCGCCACTCCGAAATATAAGTCCCATTGCGCTGTTGAATTGACACTTTTTTCTCCGAGCAAACCCCTTGGAAAAACTTTTCATCAAATACCTTGGATTTGGGAAAGTGAATTGAGTTAGGGCCGTCCGAGTTATGCAGGTTTCCCGCCACGGTATTCTTGAGATAATCCACATTGAAGTTCAGGACGTAGATTCCGAAAGCTCTTTCTTTGACGCCGGTAACAATGGAAGATAGCATTTTCGACATGCCAAACCCTTTGATGGCATAGACGTTTTTGTTCTTGTGGTTTCGGCAGAACCGATAGACCGCTTTTTGCTTGTGTCCTGAGTCCACAAAACCGGAATGGTATGCCATGTCGCCCAGGACGGGATGTTGAAACCTCTTGCCGAACAAATGCTCCGCAACCCGATCTTGAAAAGCAGGCATGTCAAAGTCCCCATAAATCACGTTGTAGCCAAGCACCCAGGATTGCTCTGAATCTCCAAAACCGATTGACAGGATTTCTACCCGGTCGGCTTGGATGTCCATTGAGAATTCAACCAGCATCACGCCGACCGGGGTTGTCTTTTCATCCACCGCAGAGAACCCTAATGCGCGAAGTTCTACCCTGTAATCCTCCGCTCTGTCATACAGAACTTTCCAATCTACTTTTTCGGATTGATCTTCAAAGACTTCCGTTTTCTTTACGTTAGTCCAGACCATGAAAGTTTCCCGGCCTCCATGAACCGCCTCCAGGAATTCATCCGCGTTTTGGTGCAAGTAGGTGTCGAAGCCTTGCTTCAAGCCGATGGTCAAATACATCGTCGAAAGGTGCCTTGACCGAATGCCATTGAATGCCGCTGTAGGCCTCCACGTTGCGCGCAGGTCGATTCCGTTGACACGGATGGCCGGATTGTCCTCGTGTCCAGACATGTAGCTGGCAATGCGTTGTGAGTCAGTCCAACCATGCTTGCACTCTTCGCAGATGTAGATGGCTCGCCTCGTGTCGCGCAACGGGAATTCTCCTATCTCGAAAGCCCTATCAGTCGGATGCCGGCCATCTGTCAAGTGTTTATACTCATCTTCCGTGAAAGAGAATTTGTTATGCTCGGTCTTGAGCCATTGCATGAATCCGCAGTGCGGGCATGGCACAAAGTATTTTTGCTGGTCCCCTCGTTTGTATCCGGCGTCAATACGAGAGAATCCGGCAAGCGTAGGAGTGGAGGCTGCATTGATCCAAGCATCGCCAAAGGTGGTTGCGGCTCGAATAAGCAACGCCATTTGATCCCCTTCCTTCGTTGCTTTGTAGGCGTCAACTTCGTCGAAGAATAACTTCCCCGCCGATGTAGAACGCATTTTTGAAGTCGCATTGCTGCCCATAACTCGGATTGACCCCCCAGGGAAACGACGATTCAACCCGGTGGATTTACTATCGCGCATCCTCGGTTCCTTCAATAATCCTTCCATACAAGGAGTGTCTTCAACCGTTGGCATGAATTTATCCCGCATCCAGTCAAGCGCGGTGTCCTCTGTTTGCCGCATCATAATTATTGACTGCCGAAGTTCGGCAATGCAGTAACAGCATTGGATTATTTGCACGAGCGTTTTCCCAAGCTGCCCGCCTATCTCGTTGTAACTTTCCCGGACGCCAGGCGAGATTGGATCGTCAAGCATATCCCGCTCATGTGGCATTCTTGACAGATGATATTTTCCCGACTCTGCGTTGCCTTCGGACGGCACGCGGGCGTTTTTTTCCGCCCACTCAGAGATTTTCAACCTGCTTTTCGGAAGCAGGATTGCATTTTCTCGCTTATCAAATTCTTGAATCACAAGAGAATTTCCTGCTGCAGTCGCCGTGGTAAATCTGAATGCCCGCGTGGTCATAGTAGGGTTTCATATTCCAGCCCCTTCCGTTAAAATATCATCCTCCAATTGCATTGCAGAGACTGGCTTTCCTTTGCTTTCTTTGTCTTTGACAAACTCAGTCCGTATATCGTCAATTACTTTTTGGATGGATGATTTCTGAGACTCACTAAGTCCAAGCTGGGAT